ACATCAGTCGCCGATTGCGTGTCGATGGCGTTAATGTGAAAGTGGACCTCGCGCGCGCCTGTGGGCTGCTGGCTTGTTGCAGTCGGTGTCGGCAGGCCTGTGGTTGGGTTGGCCATATAAGTCGGCGTAGCGCCGCCCGCACCTACCGATCCACCCCCGCCACCACCGCCAAACGTGGACGACCGAATGGCCTGAACCTGGGCAAGGCCGGCAGCCAGTGACAGTCCGGCCATGGCCACGTTCAATGGATAAGGGTACGCGCCAATTGTCTTTGATACACCCTCATAAGTGCTAACGATAGCGTTGGCAATACCAGCAACCTTGTTTATCTGGAACATCTTTTTGTTCGCAGTGGCCACGCCGTTGGTCATATTCAGCATGTCGCCAACCACAGTTTTTGTCTGTTCCTTACCGGACTTCTTCATGAACTGAGTACGCTCAATATTGCTATCGGCCACCACCTTATTCAGCGCCGCCATATGGTTCGACATCATGTCCGATTGAGCGCCCATGCGCTTCATCCAATCTTCTTCAGTGCCGAGCGTAGAATCAATCAGTGACTTGCCCGTGTCACCGCCATTATCACCGCCAATGCCCTTTCCGGGCGTGAAACTGAACGACTGGCGCATTGCCTCAAATTTTTCAATGTCCTTTGATAGCTGATGAATATCACCGGCCAATCCCATGGCCTGTACACGCAGATCCAGTGCCCTTTCAAGTGATGCCCGCTGTGCGGCCTCAAAGCCCTTTGAAGTGTCGCCAAAGGTAATGCTAGACATGAATTCATTATAGGCTGCCGCCGCATCGTAGTAGGTTGCGGAAAGCTCGAGAATACCGAGTTTGATTTTCATGATGCCGCCAGTGAATTCGCGGACGTACTGAGGAAGCCCCAAGGCCAGCGTGTTAATGAATTCTGTTAATGCGGGGCCGCCGTATTGAATAATGATATTGGCAACGCCTCGCAGGGAATCACCCAGCGTGGTTGTCGAGTCGTTGAAGTCCTCCATTTTCTTGGCAGTGTCTGATGATATGGCAGTTCCAAGATATTCGGCTTGCTGTTGAAAAGCCTTTAATCCCTCAGTTCCCAATGCGGTAGTGTTGAGCAGCGAAGTACCACGACCGCCAAAAATATCGTAGGCGATGGCTGTCTTGAGCGTCTGGTTTTCCACTTTATTTAGAGCGTCGGCAATCACGCCAAACTGCTGATCGGGCGATAACTTCGTCAGGTCTTTGGTTGACAAATTCAATGCGTCAAAGTGCTGCTTGTAGGTAAGTAAACCACGGTCCGCATCAAATATGGCTTTCTGCATCTTGGTGAGCGACTTGTTCAGCGTTTGCTGTTCAACGCCCGTGATTTTGGCCGCTCGCTCCAGTCCGGCCAATTTCTCTGTGAAAATACCCAGCTTTGCGGCGTTTTTGGCCAGCTTATCCCCGGCCTCAAGAGCGTTCTTGATTAAGATGATCAGCCCACCGGTGGCGGCTGCCAACGCAGCAGTGCCCATGATCTTAAGGCTACGAGCCAGCTTCTGCGTACTTTTACGGAAGCCCCCAACTGATTGCCTGGCCTTTTTCATCTCGGCCGTCAGCCTGTCGGAGTTCGCCGTCAACCAGACTTTGAGTGATCCCGCCTTAGCCATTTTTCACCTTGAAGTATTGAAACCAGCCATTGAACTCGGATTCAGACATCTCCATAATTTCACCGACCGACTTATGCAAATGCTCGGCGAGTTGATAGACCAGGCATATGTCTGAACCCTTCGTCAGTTTTTTTCAATCCCCTCCAGATCTTCCTTATCGTCCCCAACCATGCTGATCACAATCCGCTCAACGACATCGGGGTCAACATGGCGCATGATCTCGACCTTTTCGACGGGGCGGAAAATAGGCTTGCCATCGGCATCCAGTGCCCGCCTGATCAGCGATTCAACGGCATACTCGAATGGATTATCAGCAAAGACAGACAACGCCGACTTGGCCTTCAACGTCATCGGCTTGTAATAAATTACCAGCGGCTGTCCGTTCTCGCCCCATTCAGGCACTTCGATTCTTGATGGCTCGCCTGACAGCCGCGCTTCAAAATGGGCCTTTGCCCTGTCCAGTATGGCGCTCATTGTTATACCGTCGTTTCGGTCAGGGCACCGTTACCGGTGAACGAGAATGACACAGCAATCACATCATCATTACCACCGACAGAGCGTGATATACCAGTGACAGTAGCCGTGCCGGTATAGTAGGTATCAGCGGCGGTAGCGCCTTCCGGGTATAAGTTAAGCGTAACCGATGCGCCGGCCGTCAATGCGCCCTGGCCGGTTGCGTCCGTTTCATCCCAATGACAATCCAGCGAACCCGCCCACGAATTCATGCCGGCAAGATGTGTCGCCCAGGCATCGCCCAGCGATGAGTCATCAGCGACATTCGCCGTTTCGTCAACACTCCATGATTTGATTTCGGCAACAGTATTTGCTCCGATCTTTACCGTGCCTTCTGAACCGATATGCGTTGCCATTTTCTAGTCTCCAATTTAAAGCCCCGTCGCCGAGGCTTGGAACATCTCAGGGAGATGCTTTCCGCTGTCATCACGACAGTGGATATAAAAATCAGTCTGTGTTGCCCACCTTATCCTGACTTACAACAGTTTTCGCGCCTATCTTCTTTGGCTGTTCATCAGTCACCGGTACCCAACCACGCGCCATTGCGTTCGCTACGGATCCGCGCGAAACCTCAATCGTCGTTTCCGAATCTGGATGGCTCATTGTGATTGCGGTCTTATCCATGATCATTCCTCGTAACTGACTGTAAATTCCTGCTCAATGTGCGCCTGGTTCAGGTCATCATAGTAGGTATCGCCCTCGTCTTCAATCGTCACATCATAAATCGTGATTGATGCATCTGTACCGGTATAGCGCTGTAGGCACGCCCTGACCTGCCGCGCGACGGTATCCGCATCGTCCAGCGTCTGATCAATACTGATAACCCGGATCCGTGCCAGCGCCTTCCCGGTGTCGTTATTCAGCCCGCCAATACGGGTTATGCCATTGATCTCAAAAAACACGCAGGGCAAGGCCGGCCGCTGCGGTACAGTCTTTGAGTACACCTTCACGTTCAGCGCTGTCAGCCCTGAATAACCCGATAATCGTGTAAATATGGCGTCTCTGATGCTCATCGTAGCTTTGCGACCTCTATGTCGATCTGTTTAATCACGGCCTCGTCGAAAGCGTCCAGGGCTTGTTCGCGCGTGGATTCAAGGGCGTTAGCCAGAAAGGGGTGAGCTGTGATGTATTTGGTCCCCATCTCAAGAAATCGGGCGTAATAGGCGTCAACCTTTGCCCGTGGGCCGCTCATGGCTTCCACGAATAACAGAGCGCCTTTTTTCAAGCCGCCTTTTGCCGTCCTATGCCGAATGGATCGCAATAGCGTACCCGTATCTGTCTTGAAATTGGCCTTGATATTGGCCCGCGCTTGGCGCTTGATAGGCTTTGCAGCAGCCCTCAGCCCAGCAATCAGTATCCGGCGCTCTACTCTTACCGGCAACTGCGTCAGTAGCCGTTCAAGCTCCTCAAAACCCTCTAGTTGTACTGAGATATCCATCAGGATAGTCGCCTATGATCGCACCTTGCAAAGACAAACAAACTCAACATTCATCTCATCCGTATTCGTCACGATCAAAATATCATAAATCTTTGAGTTGAAAATAAACTGATAATTTTCAGGGCTGAGGTCTGCGACTATGCTGCCATAGCGGATCGTAATCTCCGCGGATACATTGGCATGAACCTGTTGGGCCAGAAATAGGGACCGGCCTTGCAGTGGTCTGACCCGGGCAGGAATGGTGCCCGAGAAAACGTCACTCCAGCGCTTGTTTTCTTCGCCAATCGCATCCTGGTAATGGGTCGCCTTTTGAAGCGTGACGCGATGTCGGTAGTCGTTCAGAGATAGCATGATTTATCACGCGTCGCGCCACATGACGGCTACTTTGTTGTCGTCCAGCGCATTCGAGCAGGTGATTGTCAGTGCCCCAGCAGAATTCAATCCCTTAAGCGGAACATTGCCAACAAAGGACGCCGGTATTGTATAGCTTTGAGCCGTTCCGTCCGAATCGGCAAAGCCAGTAATGACGCACGTTCCGGTCAGGGCGGTATGAACAAATAGACCGAGCAGATAAGTATCACTGGCAGCGCCGCCGCCGATTGTTGCCGCTGTCGTCTTTGAAATGATGGACAGATTGCAATTTTCAACGACATGCTGAGCGCCATCAGTCTGCTTGATTCCGGTAATTGGATTTGTCTGCGTTGTCATTTTCAGATACTCCTATCGTGTAATCACGCTTGCCTCAGCGGCAATCCAAGCAAATTTATCATCGCCGCCAGCAGTTTATCATTATCATCCGGCGATGGGGCTATGCGGTTTTCGTAGTAGTGGCCGACGTAAAGATGTATCGCCCTAATCATCTTGGCCGGGATGTTGGCAACAGCGGCATAGCCGGCAACGAAGGTCGCTGTCATTGCGGCCGGGTAGTCACGCACGTTCGGCCATTGCTGCAGGTAATTCGGATAAACAATGCCTGGGTAACGGGTTGTGTCGACGGTATAGAGCGACGAGCTGAAGGTCTGTGAGTTTCCATCGGTGTCAATGTAGGCAATAGAAGTCACCGACGACAGCGGCCATCTCGGCAGCTCCATTTCAAATTTCGGAAGCTCATCAGAATCAAAAACAGCCGTCCAGGTTTCATACAAGCAGATATGACCCCACTTGTCACCGATGTACTCTCTGGCCTGCGT